TGGAGCGTGGCGGGATCATCTACGTATTCACAAAGTTTTGGATGCCTGGTGAACGCATACTGGACATGACAGAGCGTGATCAGATTCCGTATGACATTTACAGACAGAAGGGATACCTTGCCGCATCCGGTGACAACTTTGTTGATTACAACGATTGCTTCAACTGGTTCCGGCAACTGGTGGAACAGTACGAACTGTTGCCGTTGAAGGTCGGATATGACCGTTACAACGCGCAGTATCTGACAAACGATATGAAGACATACGGATTTCACATGGATGATGTGGTGCAGTCTTTCAATCTTTCCGGCGTGATAGATGAATTCTATGGTTTGCTGAAAGACGGCAAAATCAAGATTGTGGAAAACGATTTGATGAAGATGCACATGTACGATTCTGCCGTGAAGATGGATGCGGAGACAGGCAGAAAAAGACTGGTGAAGGTCGCCGGCAATGTTCACATTGATGGCATGGCGGCACTGCTTGATGCGCTGTGTGTCCGTCAGAAATGGTATGCGGAAATAGGAAAACAGTTACTGAATCAAGGCAGGTGAAAAACATGGGGCTTTTTGATTTTTTGTTTAAGAAAGAAAACACGGAAGTGGCGCGCAACAATGATGGCTACTTTCAGACGTTGACGGCGTACAGACCAAAGTTTTCTACATGGAACGGGAAACTGTACGAATCTGCACTTGTTCGGTCTGCAATCGATGCACGTGCACGGCACATCAGCAAACTGAAAGTGGAGATCATCGGAAGCGCACAACCTAAACTGCAGGCAAGACTGAAGCAGAAACCGAACACATGGATGACCTGGACACAGTTCCTGTATCGCACCAGTACCATACTGGACATGCACAACACTGCGGTGATCGTGCCGGTCTATGATGACTTTATGGATGTGATCGGATACTTCCCAGTGCTTCCGTTAAAGTGTGCCGTTGTTGAATATGAAGGTGAACCGTGGTTGCGTTATGAATTCAACACGCATAAACGTGCGGCAGTTCCGATGTCTGAATGTGCTGTGTTAACTAAATTCCAGTACAGTTCTGATTTCTTTGGTGAACCGAACAATGCACTGAATTCAACAATGAAACTGGAACACATGAACAACCAGGCGATTGAAGAAGCGATGAAGAACGGTGCGCAGTACAGGTTCCTTGCGAAACTGAACAACTTTTCTTCCGTTGCTGATATGAAGAATGAACGGATCAGATTCAGTGAAGCAAATCTGCGGTCTGACAGTGACAACAGCGGAATCCTGTTGTTTCCGAACACATACACTGACATCCGGCAGATTGATCAGAATGCGTATACAGTTCCGGCAGAAGAACTGGATGAAATCAGAACAAATGTTTACAACTATTTCGGCGTGAATGAAGACGTACTGCAGTCAAAAGCATACGGTGATGCATGGTCGGCATTCTATGAATCTGCGGTTGAACCGTTTGCAATTCAGTTCAGTGAAGCCATGACGCATGCTATGTTCAGTGAAAATGAAATATCACGTGGAACGCTTCTGATGCTGACGGCAAACCGTCTGCAGTATATGAGTACATCGGAGAAACTGAACGTATCATCACAGATGGCTGATCGCGGGATTATGAACCGTGACGAGATTCGTGAGATATGGAACCTGCCGCCTTTACCCGATGGGCAGGGGAAGGCATATACGATTCGTGGTGAATACTATCTGATGAATGATGATGGAACATTCACAAGGGAAGGAGTTACAGACAATGGCAATTCGTGACAACAGAGAATACCGGAATCTTGGAACGTTTGAAATGCACAATGAAGATGAAGATTTCATGGTGCATGGTTATGCATCCACATTTGAACCATATATGATGTTTGAAGATGACGGTGTTCAGTACTTTGAAAGAATCGCACCGACAGCGTTTGATGATGCAGACATGTCTGATGTTGTGTTCTTACGTGATCACACAGGCAGAGTGCTTGCACGCACAAAGAACGGTGCACTGAATCTGACCACAGACACACACGGTCTGTTGTCAGTTACAAATCTTGGACTGACACAGGCATCAAAGGAAATGTATGAAGACATCCGCACTGGAAACTATTCGCAGATGTCTTTTTCATTCGTAGTGGCAAAAGGCGGTGAACACTATGAAGAAGAAACACGGAAGGTAACACGTGTAATTGACCGCATTGCAAAACTGTATGATGTTTCAGCGGTGTCTTTTCCTGCGAATCCAGGAACAGACATTGGCGTATCATATCGTGACCTGTTCAACGGAGTGATTGAAAGAAGGGCGGCGGAGAGACTGAAAGCGATTCGGATGCGCAAACTGTTGGAACTGAAGATGAAGTTGTATGAAAGGTGATGACAATGGAAATCAAAGAAATGAAGATGGAAGATATCGAAACACGGATGTCTGAAATCAAAACACTGATGAATGCGGAAGGTGCCGACATCGATGCACTGAACACCGAAGTTGATGCGCTGATTGAACGCAGAAATCAGATCGAAGCAGAAGCCGCAGAAAAGCGGGCACTGCATGAAAAGGTTGCACGCATGGATGCGAAACCTGTTGAAGAAATCAAAGAAGAGGAGACAAACAAAATGATGGATGTTAAAGAGTATCGCAATACACCGGAATACATCAATGCATTTGCAGAGTATGTGAAGACCGGAAATGATGCAGAGTGCAGAGCACTTCTGACTGAGAATGTCGGAACTGGAACAGTAGTAGTTCCGGAATTTGTTGAAAACAAGGTCAATACTGCGTGGGAAAATGACGAAATCATGAACCGTGTCCGCAAGACCTTCATCAAGGGAAATCTGAAGATCAACTTTGAGATTTCCGGAACTGATGCGGTTGTGCATACAGAAGGAAGTGGTGAAGTCGAAGAAGAGGAACTGACACTTGGAATTGTCACTATCATTCCTCGCAACATTAAGAAATGGATTTCGATTTCTGATGAAGTTTATGCCATGGGCGGACAGGCATTCCTTGATTACATCTATGATGAACTCGCATATCGTATCGTCAAGACACTTGCCGGCGGTGTTGTTTCAACCATCATCACTGCGGCAACCGGACCTTCCGGCAGTGCTGTACCGCAGGCTGTGCTTACTGATCCGCTTGCCGCTGACACAATCGTACAGGCAGAAGCACTTCTTTCCGCTGAAGCAACGGATGTTGTTGCAATCATGCATCGTTCCACCTGGGGACAGTTGAAGGCAATTCAGATTGCTTCCGGCAATAACGTTGGTGACGTTTTTGACGGAATGCCGGTGATCTTCTCCGATGCACTGCCGGCATATTCTGCAACTGTTGATGAACCGTATATGATCGTTGGCGACCTTAAAGGGTTCACAGTCAACTTCCCGGAAGGCGATGACATCAAGTACAAGTTTGATGAACATACAGAAATGACATCCGACATGATCCGTGTACTGGGCAAGGTATATGCAGGTCTTGCGGCAACTGCGCCGTACCGGTTCACAGTGGTTTCTAGAACTGAAGGATAATGAAAACGGTCAAGTTGCTGACCACAACACACATTCTTGCAGAAGCGGGAACACATAACGTCACTGACGCAGAGTGTTCCCGCCTTTGCGCACTGGGTGTTGCAGTTCCGTGCGCCGTGATCGAAATTGATGCGGCGAAAGTGGAACAGGTCAAAGAACGGAAGAAAACAACACGAAAGAAGGCAGGCAAATAAACCTGTCTTCTTTCACATTTGCATTGAAGGAGAGTGACCAAAAAATGGATGCGCTACTTGCAAAAATCAAACTTGCCTTGCGAATCAGCACAGATGCGTTTGATTCCGAACTGCGTGATCTTGTGAATGCGTGCCTGGTTGATGTCGGTTTTGCGGGTGTCAGCACTGAAACAATCGGTGACTATCTCACAAATTCGGCGGTGATCATGGCTGTAATCACATACTGCAAGATCAATTTCGGAAAGATTGACGGTGCGGAATATGACCGTCTGAAGAAATCCTATGATGAACAAAAGGCGCAAATGAGCATGGCAACAGGATATACCGTGTGGAGTGTTTCTGATGGATCGTAGTGATGTTTTAACGCTGATCGCAACAACATACCAGGCAGATGAATACGGCGTGCAGAAGGCAACGGAAACACGCAGGAACGTGTTCTGCAACGTGTCCAGTGTTACCCGCACAGAATGGTTTGACGGCGGGCGCAACGGGTTGAATCCGGAA